GTCTTTAAGTAGTTCTAGGGTGTTCATAAAATGTTATTGATTCATAAATGCTTCATACATCCCACCAAGTGCTTCAGTTATGCCTAGTTCAGGTAATGTAAATTTAACTCCACCTAAACCAAAAGATAACTTACCTCCACGTTGTTGAGCAGCAATAATTTTATCAGAATCTGTCCCTTTAGTTATAGCTTGAAGAGGAGTTGATGCCATAGCAGCTGGCCCAACTGCCCGCGCAACCGGTGCAACTACGCGACCAACATTACCAAGTTTAGGTAAAATACGTTGAGCACCTTGAGTCACAGCTTCACCAACAACCATTTCAGTGCCAGCAGCTTGAAATGCACCAGCATAATCACCTTCTCTAAGTTTAGTCATAGCTTCTTCACTGGTTATAAATCCAGCAGCAGAACCTACACCAGCAGCTCGGAATTTAGCAGCACCGCCTTGTATAACAAAAGGTTCGTAAAATTTACGAATTGCGGCTTGTACCTGGTCTCCTTTGGCAGTAAAAAGGTTTCTACGCACTGCTAATTCTTCAGCAGATTCAAGACCTGTATATTTAGTACCAGCAATTTTATCTAACTCATCCATCAAAGGTTGAAGTGCTTTAATAGATGTTAAACCTTCTGTCCTTTGAATATCCATTTGAGGTGCCATACCCTCAACAGCTTCTTGCCAAGTAGTAGCACCTACAACATCTCCAGTGACTAATTTACCTGTTGTAGTATGGGCTTTAGGTAGACTTAATTCTTTAGCTTGTTTAACACCTAATTCGGCGGCAGCAGCACCTTCAATTCCTTTTAAGGCATCACTTTTAAGATGACCAGCTCTAAACAAACTTTTTAAGTTTTCAGGTACGTTACCCCAAGGACCAAATAATTCTCTTAAAGCAGAACGTGCTTGCTGTCGGTTAGCTTGGCTTAACTTTCTAAGGGTATCACCACCAGTGCGTTGAGCATAAAAATGGTGGATAACATCAGACATAAGCTGTTTACGTGACATAGACGTACCACGGCTGCTTTCATCAAGCAAATTAGATTCAATACTACGAATAGCTTGTACTAACTCTTTACCTGACATATTTTTTGATCTAGCCATGTCAAGCAATTCACCGTAAGCTTCAGGATTAGCAACTAGCTCACCAGAAAATCTCCTAGTACGTTTCAGTTCAGTAGCTCCAGGTTTTAACGTAGCCTCGTAATTGTTGATAAGATCAACTGCCCATTCTTCTAGTTGAGCTAGTTCTTTATCCATTAAGTAATATACTCCATAATAAGTTTTTCACGGAGTCTATTAACTCCAAATGTTTGTCTCATAAACGTGAGCCAGTTGTTACTTCCTTTGTTCTGATTACACACCAGGCAGGCTGGTACGACATTCTTAATGTCTGAGCCGCCACGACAGCGAGGGCGGACATGGTCCAAAGTGAGATTAGATAAGTCATAAGTTTTACCACAATAAACACAAGTGCAGTCAAAATGTTCCTTAATAGAGCGCCTCCACAGGCGCTTAGCTTCTGGTGAGGTCATGGCTATTAAGTTATAAAGGTAGTGATCAGGTGAAGGAAGTAATGGGGTCATGCTCGGCCTTTTCGTGCTCGGTTTTTAGATGCTTTTTCAAGGAATGTTGAACCATCCTTTTTATGGGAAACATCTTTACCGTCACCATTACCATAAGTGCCCCGTTTACGATTTTCTTGGTTTAGTTTTGTACGTTTTTTGATCTGTAGTGAACTAGCATCATACTTTTTTTGGTATGATTTATAGTTACCGTTAGCGTATTTAGGACCGCTATGATTAGACTTTCGGGCCATAAAGTTTCCGTTGGACGAGTTCAGGGTCAACAGTTGGCATAATAGTTGCCAATTTATCTAGTGGGCTACCTTCAAAGGCGACACCACTGATGTCATTAGTTTTTAGCCAGTCACAAGCTGCTTTTAAATCTTGTGTAGAAGCCTCACCCGATTTAATGCGGGCAAGGAACTCTTTAGTAACAAGATTATGTAACTCGTTAAACTGGTCTTCAGTCG